AGACAACCAAGATAGGACGTCATCATGCGTCGACATTGTGATAAGGAAATCAAAAGACCTTATCAGCTTCGATTTTAAAGGATCGCATACTGCGCTCCTTATCTTAGCAGCAATGGTTGTAGTTTTTAAGGCGTTGCCTTAGCTACATTTACAGCACATGATAGTCAAAACAGTTCCCCTCCATTGCGGAGGGTAGGCTAACCATAAATTATCCTGGAGGTATTTATGCCGAATACTCCTTGTGAGTATCCTTCGAACCTTGCGTTCGAAATCGAAGTTGCTACCGATTTGGCTTTGCTGATCGACTCTCCTCGCGGGCTTACCGTCCTGCTCCTCATTCAATATGAGGAGTGGGAGCAGCTGCTCGCTCTGGATTTTGATCCTGCCAACTATGTCGACCGAGATAGCTTTGCTGATGATTATCTTATCAGTAAACTACTCACTAAATCTGTTAATATACCAACCAATATTGATAAGGCTGGTGTTGCTCTCGAGAAGTTCTTCGAGGGCGAACAGATTTGTCGCGAGACAAACGACCGTATTGAATCCGGTTGCTTGGACTCTTTGCTTCACGACCTTAAGGCCGTGGTTGCTTCCATAGTTGGACCGTTACGTCACAGAGACTTATTGCAAGTCGCTAGTGGTTTCCGTAACGGGCCTGGTGCAACATTCGGAATGGCTGGGACGGGATCGTGCCCCTCTGATAAATTCAGAGACACGCCGACTCTGACCTACTCCTTGATACCATTCGCCAGATCAATACTAGGCGATCGTCTAATGGACGCACATGCGTACTTAGAGGTGGTACAAGGAAATAGGTTTACTACTGTTCCCAAGACCGCTCTTACCGACCGCGGTATTTGCATCGAGCCCTCAGTTAATGTTTTCACACAACTGGGAATCGGTGCTCTTATCCGCAAACGGCTCCATTCGCATCACATTGATCTTAACGATCAAAGAGTGAATCAATCTTTTGCCGAACGTGCCCAAAAGGCAGGTTTTGCAACGATTGATCTCTCTCTGGCAAGTGACTCAGTGTCACTTTTGCTTGTGAATAGGCTATTCAGCCGCG